CGCCGGCCTGGCCGGCGGCGACGCCCGGCGCTACGCCGCGCCGTTCCCTGCCGATCGCGCGGTGCTCGGCGCCTACGTGGATGCCGGCTACGACCTGGTGGTGACGAGCCGCCAGGACGGCCGCCGGCGCGCTGGCGACATCCACCCCGCGGCGCCGACGCTCCGCCGGTCGCAGGACTTCACGCTCCGCGAGCTGGAGCATCTGCGCACCGACCCGATGCTGATCGTGTCGGGCCTGCGATGAGCGGCCCGTTCGAGGGGTGGGCGGTCCTGGAGCTGATGGGCCACCGCCGCCGCGTCGGCCGCGTCAGGGAGGTCGAGGCCTTCGGCGGCAAGCTCCTGCGGATCGACGTGCCGGCCGGCGATGGCGAGGCGACCGAGTTCTACGGCTGCACCTCGATCTACGCGCTCCGCCCGGTGACCGAGGAGGTCGCCCGCGATCTGGCGAAAACCATGGCCGATCCGCGTCCGGTCCGTCCGGTCGAGTACCGCCCGGAGCGGTACCTCGGCGCCTCGGATGATCTCGTCGACGAGAGGGACTGATGCCCTACGCCCAGAAATCCGACCTCGTGACCCGGTTCGGTGAGCAGGAGCTGATCCAGCTCACCGACCGCGTCTCGATCCCGCCCACGACAATCGACGATGCGGTCCTCGGCCGCGCGCTCGACGACGCGTCGGGCCTGATCGACGGGTACCTGGGCAAGGTCTACGCGCTGCCGCTCGCCTCGACGCCCGCGAACCTCGTCAAGCTCGCCTGCGACATCGCCCGCTACTACCTGCGCGGTGAGAGCGCCGAGAAGGACGGCGCCGTCGCGCGCGCCTACGGCGAGGCGGTGGCCTGGCTGCGGGACGTCTCGCTCGGCCGGGTGAAGCTCGACGACGGCGGAGCCGCGCCGGCCCCGGCGCCGGGCTCGGCCGGGCGCGTCCGGGTCTCCCCCCCCCGTGTTCACCCGCGACAGCTTGCGGGGGTTCTAGATGACCGGCGCGAGCATCCGGATCGAGGTCCAGGACGTCGAGGTCGCGGCGGGCCTCCAGCGCCTGGCCGATACCGGCCGGGACCTGAGCCCGACCATGGAGGCGATCGGCGCGGCGCTGCTGTTCTCCGCGCAGCGCCGGTTCGAGACGCAGTCCGGGCCGGACGGGCAGCCGTGGGCGCCGTTCGCCCCGTCGACCCTGAAGAGCATGCCGGCGCGCCGCAAGCCGCCGTGGCTCCTGCGCGACACCAACCGGCTCTATTCCAGCCTGACCTACGTGGCCGATGCCGGTGCGGTCGAGGTCGGCACCAACGTGGTCTACGCCGCTCCCCACCAGTTCGGCGGCGATATCCCGATCCCGGAGCGGCAGGCCACGGCGACCTTCCGGATCGCGACGCAGGGCGCGGCGACCGCGGCCGACGGCCGGCGCGTCGGCTCGAAGCTCCGGTTCGCGAAGGCGAGCACCCGGGCGAAGAGCGCCCACACCAAGACCTTCACGGTGCCGGCCCATACGATCCGGATCCCGGCCCGTCCCTATCTCGGCATCAGCGCCGACGATCAGGCCGAGATCCTGGCGATCATCGGCGACGACCTGGCCCCGGCCGGGGTGGAGGGTGCGCCGTGATCGTGCCGGAGACCATCGGCCGGCTGAAGACGGCGCCGCAGACCCCGCTGCGCCTCGTCGACGGCGCCGCCGCCCTCGCGGCGATCGGCACCGCGAAGCCTCTCGCGACGCCCGCCGGCTACGTGTTCGTCGCCGAGGAAGCGGCGGCCGAGAACTCCCGGGCGACCGGCGTGCTCCAGCGCGTCGAGATGGACGTCTCCGTCGTGCTGGTCACCCAGAACGTGTCCGACGCCCTGGGCGGCGCCGCGGCCGGCGACGTCGAAGCGCTCAAGGCGTGGACGAAGGCGCAGCTTCTCGGCTGGCAGCCGCCGTCGGCCGAGGACGTCCTGACATACGTCGGCGGGCGCATGGTGCGCGCCCGGGACGGGCTCGTGTGGTGGGAGCTGACCTTCGCCACCGCGACCTACCTGGAGGCTTGAGACCATGCCCGTGCGAGAGGGCGGCAGCTACGCCGCCGACGAGACCGGAGCCGTGACGCGGACCGGCGGCACCGAACAGCCCGACGGCCACCGCGTCGTCGAGGTCGACCCGGCGCCGGAGGTGCCGACCCTGCCGGCCGCTCCCGATCCGGCGCCGGCCGACGCCCCCACCACCCACCACCCGGAGGCGTGAACCGTGGCGCGCAGGTACTTCCGCAAGCTCGCCATCCTGGCGAAGGTCGAGAACAGCTACGCCGTCGACGCCGCGCCGACCGGCGCCGCGAACGCGATCGTGGTCTCCGACGTCTCCGTGACGCCGCTCGAGGGGCAGCGCGTCAGCCGCGATCTCCTGATGCCGTACTTCGGTGATCAGGGCTTCGTGCTCGCCGCGACCTACGCCCGGGTGGAGATGTCGGTCGAGATCGCCGGCGCCGGCGCCGCCGGGACCACGCCCGGCTACGGGCCGCTCCTGCGCGCCTGCGGGCTCGCCGAGGTGGTCACGGCCGGACAGAAGGTCGAATACTTCCCGGTCTCGAAGAACGCGGAAGCCCTGACGCTCTACGCCAACATGGATGGGGTGAACCACGCGCTCGTGGGGGCGCGCGGCACGGTCACCATGACGATCGCGCCGAACGGGATCCCGCGCTACCGGTTCACGCTGTCGGGCCTGCTGGGGCCGGTCACCGACACGCCGCTGCCGACCCAGACCCTCACGGCGTTCCAGAAGCCGCTGGTGGCGTCGAAGACCAACACGACCTTCAGCCTCCACGGTCTCCAGGCCGTGATGGAGAGCCTGTCGATCGACCTCGGCAACCAGGTCGAGCCGCGCATGCTGATCGGCTCGGAGAGCATCGAGATCGTCGACCGGAAGGTCTCGGGCACGACGGTGATCGAGGCGGTGAGCATCGCGACGAAGGACTGGTACACGATCGCCCGCAGCTCCGTCGTCGGCGCAATGACCTGCCAGCACGGCACGGTCGCCGGCAACATCGTCGAGATCGCGGCTGCCGCGGTGCAGATCGGCCAGCCGACCTACGGCAACACCCAGGGCATCACCAACACGAGCCTGCCGCTCGTGGTCTGCCCGGTCGCCGGCGACGACGAGATCGTCATCCGCGTCCGCTGACCGGCGGCGCGAGCCGCCCCTTCAACCCGCCTTCAACGCCTGTTCACGGGAGCCTTTGTCATGTTCGTCGTCGCCTCGCAGCGCCTGTTCTGGTGGCCGGTCACGGTCTCGATCCCGCATCCGACCGAGGCCGGGCGGCAGGAGAAGCACACCTTCGACATGCAGTTCCGGGCGCTGCCCCAGGACGAGGCGCGGCGGATCGACGAGGAACGCAACGCTCTTCCCGAGGACGAGCAGGCGGCGCGGATGTTCGACTTCATCCACCAGGTCGCCGTGGGCTGGCGCGACGTGGTCGCCGAGGACAAGACCGACGTTCCTTTCTCGCGCGAGCTGCTGGAGCAGCAGCTCCAGTTTCCGTGGTTCCGCGACGGGATCCTGCGCGCCTACGAAGAGGCCGTGACCGGCGGTGAGGCCCGCCTGGGAAACTCCGCCGCGCCGCGCGTGCATTAGCGCACGTCTGGACCGGCCGGGCCGACCCCGAGACCGCGGGGCGGCTCGACGCCGAGGCAATCGCGCAATTCGCGGCGCTCGGCGTCGCGGTCCAGGCCGGCCCCGAGGTGGATGCCGGCGACGCTCCGATCGAGGTCTGGGATGACCACTGGCTCGCCTTCAGCGTGTTCCGTGCGCTCGGCTCGCAATGGCGGGTTCTCGTCGCCGGCAAGGCGGTCGTGCATCTCGGCCTCGACTATCCGGGCGCCGAGGTCGTGATGCGCCACCTCCTGCCGCCCGGCACCGACGCGAGCGCCGTGTTTGCCGACCTCATGCTGATGGAGGCCGCAGCCCTCCCGATCCTCAACGAGGTGGTCGGATGACGCTCCAGCTCGCGGTCAGGATCACGGGCGACGCCAGCTCGCTCCAGCAGAGCGCGGTGGCGGCGTCGGCTGCCGTGAAGAGCGTCGGCGCGGCCAGCGCCTCCGCAACCGCCGAGATGGCGGCGCTTGGTCGGGCGGCCGATACGACGCAGACCAGCGTGGAGGCAGTCGCGGCCAGCGCCGGCCGTGTTCGCGATGCCTCCGGCCGGTTCGTCGGCGGTGGGGCGGCCGGTGCGGCGCCACCCGGCGCACAGGCCATGCCGAGCGCCGGGCCGGTGGTGCCACCCCGCTCGCCTCAGGCTGCCGGCGCACCCGTCAACGACAACGGCGGCCGGCCGACCTTGCGGGCCGACCAGTGGAAGAACCTCGGCTTCCAGGCCAACGACATCGCGACGTCGTTCGCGGGCGGCCTGCCGATCACTCAGATCCTGGCGCAGCAGGGCGGCCAGGTGGTGCAGGTGCTGGCCGATGCACCGGGCGGCGTCGCCGGCGGCCTGAAGGCGGTCGCGACCCGGGCGATGGAGATCCTGACCCCGGTGCGCTTGGTGACGGCCGGGTTCGTCGGGCTCGCCGGCACGCTCGCCTATCTCGGCGTGAGCTGGACCCGGTCGCAGGACGAGATCAAGACCGGGCTGATGGGCATCGGCGCGATGTCGCGCGCCACGGTGGCCGACATCAACCGCATCGCGGAGGCGTCGGCCGCCGGCGGCAGGATCGGCCGGGGCGATGCGCGCGACGTCGCGGCGCAGATCGCCGCCACCGGCCGGGTCGACGTCTCGCAGATCCAGGGTGTCACGGACCTGGCGCCCGGGCTCGCCAAGCTCACCGGCAAGAGCATCCGGGATGCCGGCGGCGATCTCGCCAAGATGTTCGCGGACCCGATCAAGGGTGCGCAGGCGCTTAACGAGATCGTGGGCGGGCTCAACGCCGGAACCCAGAACTACATCCGGACCCTGATCGAACAGGGCAGCCGGCAGGAGGCGGTCCGACAGATCGTCCTGGCGTTCGGCCCTGACCTGGAGAAGGCGGCCGAGAAGACGAGCCTATGGGGCCGCGCCTGGGAATGGGTGGCGAACCAGGCGGAGCGGGCAGGCGCCGCGGTTGCTCGGCCGTTCATGCCGACGACGGCCCAGCAGCGCCTGGATAAGGCTCGGGAGGATCTGAACCAGCTCCGGGGGGCTCAGACGCAGCCATCCCCGACGACGGGACTGTTCGGTGGTCTAACGCAGGATCAGATGCGCCTGCGGGCCGCGCGCGCCGCGCCGCAGAACGGCGAGGCGATCAAGGCCAAAGAAGCCGAGATCAGGAAGGAAGAGGAGCTTGCGGAGCGCGAGAAGCGGACCGCAGAGGCCTCCGCCGCCCGCAAGCTCGCCGCCGAGCGCTCGCAGACTGCCGAGGCCGCAGTGCGGGCGACGCAGCCCGAGATCGGCGCGCTCGAACAGCTTGAGACCCGCTACAAGACCCTGAAGGCGGCACAGGGCGACCTGGACGCGCTGTCGGGCATGTCGGCCGCGGCGCGCGGGCAGCTCACCGACGCGGTCGCTGCTGCCGAAGGCGGCCTCAAGACCTTCATGTCGGCGCAGGAGCGGGCGCGCGCCTCCGAGAGCCTGACCATCCGCTCGATCGAGGCGAGGACCGCGGCCGAGAAGGCAGCGGTCGCGGCCGAGCGGGAGCGCCTGGCGCTGGCCGGCCAGGCCATCAGCGAGGATGATCGCCGCCAGCGTATCGAGGCGGCGCGCCAGGCCGTCCTGGCGCAGACGAACCGCGACAGCCAGGACCGCCTGCGCACCGCCAACGACAACGCCGCCTCGGCCGGCTTGCTGCCCTACCAGCGCCAGCAGGCGGACCTTGAGGCGAAGTACCGGCGCCAGAACCGCGAGGATCAGGGCAGCCCCGAGGCCCTGGCGAACAACCGGGCGGCGCAGGCGGCCGAGCGCCGGGCGATCGACGCCGAGGCGATCGGCGGCCCCTTGCGCGATGCCAACCGCGGCCTGGCGGAGCAGGTCGCGGCCCTGCGCAATCAGCAGCTCGCCTTCGGCGCCTCGACCGAGGCCGCCGCCCGTATGGCTGCTGCGCAGGAGCTGATCAACCGCTACACCGCGCAGGGCGTCCCGGTCACCGCCGACCTGAAGCGGGGCATCGACGCCTACGCCGCCTCGGCCGGCAAGGTGGCGGCAGCGCAGGAAGACTTGCTGCGCCGCCAGCGCGAGGTGATCGGCGGCCTCGACGACGTGCGCGGCGGCATCCGCGGCGGGCTCACCGGCATCTTCTCGGACGTGAGCCAGGGGAAGAACCCCCTCGACGGGATCACCAGCTCGATCAGCGGGCTCGCGAGCCGCGTCTTCGACCGCACCGTCTCGGGGCCGCTCGTCAACACCTTGCTCGGCCAGGACGGCAAGGCCGGCGGCGGGCTCTTCGGCGACGGCATCGCCAGCATCTTCGGCAAGGCGGCCGGCCTGCCCTCGGCCGACATCACCGCCGGCATCGTCAACGTCACCGGCCCGGTCTCCGGGATCCCGGGGCTGACCGCCGCCAACGGCAACGCGCCGTCGGCCGCCTCGGTCGCGACCGGCCTTACCGGTGGCGCCTCGTCGGACCTGGAGCGGTACGCCAAGGCCATCCGTACGGTCGAGAGCGGCAGCGCGGCCGGCCGTTACGACGCGCTGGGCCCCATCACGAAGTCGGGCGATAGAGCGTATGGCGCCTACCAGGTCATGGGCTCGAATATCCCGTCCTGGACGAAGGATGCGCTCGGCAAGAGCATGTCGCCCCAGGAATTCCTGGGCGACAAGGCCGCCCAGGATGCCGTCTTCGCCAAGCAATTCGGGGCCTCTGTCTCGAAGTACGGCAACGCGAACGACGCGGCGAGCGTGTGGTTCACCGGCCGCCCGCTCGCCCAGGGCGGGGCTGCCCGGGACGTGCTCGGAACGACCGGCAACGGCTACGTCGACAAGTTCAACGCCGCGCTGCCGCCGGCGGCGCCCGCGGCCACCGCAGCCGCTCCGGTCGCCACCGGCCTCGACGCCTCGCTCCAGCAGGTCAACACCTCCGCCCAGGCCGCGTCGCAGGGCGTGGCGTCGCTCGGCACCGACCTCGCGGCGCTCCCCGGACCCCTGACCCAGACCAGCCAGGGCCTGACCCAGGTCGGCAATTCGCTCGGCGGCTCCGGCGGCGGCGGGTTGCTCGGCATGCTGTCCAGCCTGTTCGGCGGCGGCGGGGCCGCCGGCGCGCCGGCCGCGACCGTGGCTGCGGCCACCGGCGGCCACATCCGCGGCCCCGGGACCGGCACCTCGGACAGCATCCTGGCGCGCGTCTCGAACGGCGAGTTCGTCATGAACGCAGCCGCGACCGCCCGTAACCTGCCGCTGCTCCACGCCCTCAACGACAACCGCCTCCCGATGTTCGCCGAGGGCGGCCTCGTGGGAATGCCGGCCCCAGTTATGGCCCGGCGCGACGAGGTCGAGCGGCGCGGGGCCGTGGGTGACGCCGCGGCGGCACCCGCCGGTCCGCCGGAATTCCACATCCACGACAACGTCGGGGTGTCGAAGACCACCAAGACCTCGAAGACGGAGCGCGGCGGCACCCGGATCGACACGTACCTGGACGAGGCCGTGGCCGGCCTGATGGAGAAGCCGGGCTCGCGCACCGGCCGGATGATGCAGAGCGGCTGGGGCCTCTCGCGCAGCCTGGTGAAGCGCTGATGGCGATCCCGTTCTGGCCCGACGAACTGCCGAAGCACTTCGAGCGCGAGGGGTTCCAGCGCACCCGCGGCGACGGGCGCCTGCGCTCGAAGACCACCACCGGCCCGGGCAAGGAGCGCCTGCGCTCGCGCGCGATCGTCGACCCCTTCACCGCGAAGCTCAAGGTGACGAGGGCGCAGCTCCGCCGCTTCGACGCGTTCCTGGATCAGGATCTCGCCGGCGGCACGCTGCCGTTCCTGATGCCCGATCCGCTCGGCGGCCTGCCGATCCTCGTCAAGATCGGCGAGGACATGCCGTCCTCGGTCCCGGATCACGGCGACAACTGGATCCTCGCCCTCGCGCTCGACAAGCTCTGGACCGGCACGATCGAGCCGGGCTTGCCGGTGCTCCCGGCCGGCTACGCCTACGTGACCATGGGCGGCGCCTACGTCATCGCCGACGGCATCCCGGTCATCGCGAGGGTGTCATGAGCCGGCGCCTCTCCGCCTCCTTCCGCGCGAAGCTCATGGCCGAGCGCGCCGACGAGGACGGCGTCTCGCTCGTGACCATCCGGCATGACCTCCTGCCGGAGCCGATCCGGTTCACGAGCCACCCCACCGACTGCCTCGGGATCGATCCGCTGCGCTACGGCACGATCTCGCGCGGGATCCTGTTCGATTACATCGAGCACCAGATCACGCTGCCGGAGGATGCCGACGGCACGGCGCCGGCGTTCGAGATCCAGCTCTCGAACATCGGACGCGAGACGATCCAACTGCTCCAGTCGACCCTGGAGCCGGCGGCCGTGACCGTCGAGATCGTGTCGCGCACCCAGCCGGACACCGTCGAGATCGAGTGGCCGGACTTCGACCTGGTCTCCGCCGATTACGACGAGGAACTGGTGACGCTGGGGCTGGCGATCGACGCCATGGCGACCGAACCGTATCCCTGCGACAGCATCGCCCCCTCGGGCTTCCGGGGGCTGTTCTGATGGCCGCCGCGTTCGACTTCTCGGACTACGTCGGCATCCCCTGGCTCGACCGCGGGCGGGACCTGCGCGGCTGCGACTGCTGGGGCCTGCATCGGCTGGTGCGTCTCATCGGTACCGGGGTGCTGCTGCCGAGCCATGACGACGGCTACGCGGGCCCGGCCGACTGCGCCGCGATCCAGGACCTGATCGACGGCGGCCGGGGCCGCTGGGAGCCGGTCCACGCCGGCGGCGACCCGTTCGACCTGGTGCTCCTCTACGACCAGCCCTGGCATGTCGGGACGCTCGTGCGGCCAGGCCTGATGCTCCACGTGCCCGAGGGGCGCACGAGCGTCATCGAGACGATCTCGACCGGGCGCTACCGCCGGCGGATCGAGGGCATCTACCGCTACCGGGGGCTCGCATGACGGCGCTGATCCGCGCGCCTCTGTGCGGCGAGGTGCTGGGCGCCGACGACGCCGTCACGGTGATCGCCGCGCTCCACCCGACGAGTCCGTCCCGCGAGACGCTGACCGCGCCGGCCGGCCTGTCGATCGCCGAGATCGTGGACCTCGCGCTCGCGCACCGCCCGGTCGGCATGCGGCGGAGCGTTCGCGTCTCGATCGGGGCCGATCCGGTGCCCGAGGCTCTGTGGCGCTCGGTCCGCCCGCGGGCCAGGACCGTGGTGGTCCTGCGCGCCGTCCCGGGCAGCGGGGCGGGCGGGCTGTTCCGGGCGATCGCCATGCTGGCCGTCGCGATCCTGACCGCGTTCGTCGCGCCCTACCTCACCCCGATCCTCGGCACGATCGGCACCATCCTCGTCACGACGGCGATCACCGTCGGGGCCGGCCTGCTGCTGAACGCCCTGTTCCCGGTCAACGCGAAGAAGGCGGACACGGGGCAGGTCTACTCGATCGCCGGCAACCAGAACCTGGCGACGCCCTACCAGCCGATCCCGATGCTCCACGGCACGACGCGGGTCTATCCCCGCTACGCCGGTAGCGCCTACAGCGAGTTCGAGGGCGACAACCAGATCCTGCGGTTGCTCTACCTCTGGGGCTACGCGCCGATCGACGTCACGAAGCTGCGGCTCGGCGAGACGCCGCTCGACACGTTCCGGGACGTCGAGGTCGAGACCTTCGACGTCCACCCGGGCGGGCCGCAGCCGACGCTCTACCCGATGACGGTGGTGCAGCGGGACCTCAACATCGAGGTGAAGCAGGTCGACGGCTGGACCACCCGCACGACGTCCGACGACTGCACGGAGTGGGCGCTCGACTTCGGCTGCCCGAACGGGCTCTCCGCGACCAAGGCCAGCGGCGACGTGATCGTGCTCACGGTCCAGATCGCGATCGAGCAGAGCGTAGCCTACGCCGAGGACTGGCAGCCGGTGCAGACGCTGACGCTGGCCGCGGCCTCGAACCGGCCGATCCGCGTCACCGTGCGCCGCCCGGTCGAGAGCGGGACGTACGACATCCGCTGGCGCCGCCTGACCCCGGATACCGAGGGCAACCCGAAGCTGATCAGCGCCACCGTCGTGACCGCGATGCGCAGCTACAAGGCCGGCACGCCCATCACCTTCGGCAAGCCCGTCACGGTCACGGCGCTCCGGATCCGCGCCACCTCGCAGATCTCCGGCATCGTCGACAACCTCAACGCCGTCTGCACCGGGCGCCTGCGGGCCTGGAACGGCTCGGCGTGGGTCGACAGCTCGGTCAGCTCGAACCCGGCCGACCAGCTCGTGCGCGTGCTCCAGGGTCCGGCCAACGCCCGGCCGATCGCGGATGCGCGCATCGACTGGACGACGATCCAGGAATGGCACGCCTGGTGCGCGCCGCGGGGCTACCGGTACGACAAGCTCCACACGGAGCGGCAATCGGTGCTCGACACCGCCCAGGACATCGCCTCGGCCGGCCGCGCCGCGGTGCTGTTCCGCGACGGAATGTGGAGCGTGGTGTGGGACGCTCCCGACGCGCCGATCGTCGCCCACTTCACGCCCCGCAACTCGTGGGCCTTCCGCGGGAAGCGCTCCTACCGGCGGCTCCCGCACGGCTACCGGATCAAGTTCAAGAACAAGGATCGCGACTGGCGCGACGACGAGATCATCGCCTACGCCGACGGCTACAGCGCAGCGAACGCGACCCTGTTCGAGGAACTGGAGTTCCCCGGCCAGACCGACCACGCGCTCAGCTGGCGCCACGGCCGCTACCACGACGCGCAGATCCGCCTGAGGCCGGAAGACTACTTCCTCTCGGCCGACATCGAGAACCTGGTCTGCACCCGCGGCGACCGGGTCCGCGTCACCCACCCCGTCCCGGCCTGGGGCCTCGGCTCCGGTCGCGTCGTGGCCCTCGTCGGGGACCTCGTCGCCCTCGACGAAAGAGTGACCATGGAGGCGGGCAAGGATTACTGCATCCGGTTCCGCCTCGCCGACGAGACGGCGATCGTCTGGCGGGTGCTGACCGCGCCCGGCACGGTCTCCGACCTCACGCTCACCAACGGGACCGACGGCATGCCCCGGCCGGCCGCCGGCGACCTGTGGATGTTCGGCGAGGTCGAGCGTGAGACCGTCGTTTTGCGCGTGAAGAAGATCTCGCCGGGCGAGGATCTGTCCGCCGAGCTGCACCTCGTCGACGACGCGCCCGGGATCGCGCTCGCCGATCAGGGCGCTGCTCCCGACGTGGTCGACGTGCCCGTGACGCCCGATCCGGCGACGCGCCAGCCGATCAACGTGCGCGCCGTCGAGGGCTCGACCGGCGCGGCCGGCGGCTACGTGCCGACGGTGACGCTGCTCTGGGAGACCCCGGTCGGCGGGCCGCTCGTCGACCGCTTTGAAGTGGCCGTAAAGGGGCCTGGAAGCGCCGATTACGGCCTGCCCGTCGGCGTGCCGGCGACGGACCGTCACTACACCTGGCAGAACCTGCCGCCCGGCCTGACCGCGTTCCGGGTCCGCACCGTGTTCGTGGAAGGCTCGCCGCTCGCCTCGGGCTGGGCGACGACGACGCTCCAGGTCGTGTCGTGGTCGATGGCCCCGCCGCCGGTGACCGATCTCGCGGCACAGGTCTACGCCGGCCAGGCGCTGTTCTCGTGGGGCGCGCCGGCGAGCGACGTGGCGCGCACGGAGCTGCGCTACACCCCCGCCACGAGCGGCGCGACCTGGGAGAGCGCCAGCCTTCTGGTCAGCAGGATCGACGGCACCAGCGTCGCGGTGCCCTACGCGGCCGGCACCTATCTCGCCAAGCACGTCAACGGCGGCGGCGTTTACTCGAGTGACGCGACCGCCCTGGTGCTGACCGCGGCCTCGCTCCCCGGCGTCGCCGCCGGCGAGGTGTTCGACTACGCCCCGTTCGGCGGCGTGCATTCCGGGACGGTCGAGGCCGACGGCGGCGTGCGCCTGGCGGCCGACGGCGCCGGCGGCGTGGTCGCCTCGGGGATCTACGCGCCGGCCGAGACGATCGACCTCGGCGGCGTGTTCCTGGTCCGGGTCTCCGGCTCGCTCATCGCCCACGGCCTCGATCTCACCGCAGGCAGCGGCGGCGCGCCAGACATCTACGGCGTCGACCCGTCGGGGTGGTCGGCGGAACTCCAGCTGCGCACCACCCGTGACGATCCCGCCTCGTCGGCTGCGACCTGGACCGAGTGGGCGCGCTTCATCGCCGGCGACGTCCAGGCCCGCGGCCTCGCGGCGCGGGTGCGCCTCGCGAGCCTCGCCGACCGGATCTCGCCGGTGGTCGAGCTGGTGCAGCTGCGGGCTGAGGTCGAGGCGCGCACGCTCGGCGTCCCGGCAGTGACCGTGCCGGCGGCCGGGCGGAGGGTCGCCTTCCAGCCGGCCTTCCAGGGGACGCCGACCCTCGCGGTCACAGGCCTCGACCTCTCGTCGGGCGACCGCCTGGCGGTCACCAACCGCGGCGGCGACGGCGCCGACCTGCGGATCTTCAACAGCGCCGGGACCGCCGTGGAGCGGACCCTCGACATCCTCGCATTCGGCTACGGGACACGGGTGGCGTAATGGCTGGCACCGTCGACATCGCACAGGTCATCGCGGCGAACCCCGCGCTCCGCGGCTCCGCCGGCGCCGGCACGGCGCTGCGGATCGCGGGCGGCTTCGTCCAGTGGAAGCGCGACGACGTCGCCGACTGGTCCAACCTCGTCGCCGTCGCAGCCCTCACCGGCCC